GCAAATCCTTTTTCTACCATTAGAATTACGGTAAGAAAAATCATCCACCCTATAGCACGTTGTAAAACACGAACTGCTTTTCTAGTTTGAAATCCTTCCCTTTTAATACCAGCTACTATACCAAAGAAACCATCTACAAATACTAGAAAAGATAAAGTCGATATGTTCCCACAACAAGAACTTATGGACATGTTAACCAGCCTATAAAAATGAAAAATACTTCCTTTTTAGCAATTACCGCAACCACCACAACTATGTCATTTATTTGCTCTTATTTCCTTGAGCTCTATATGGGTAATATTGAGCAATATTTAGCTTTAGTAGCTGTAGTCTTTATCGATGGGTTTTTCGGTGTTACTGCAGGTATTAAAAGAGAAGGATTCCAAACTAGAAAAGCTGTTAGAGTACTTCAACGTGCTATTGTTTGGGTAGGTTTTTTAACAGTAATATTAATGGTAGAAAAAGGATTTGCTGGAACAGCTTGGCTTAGTGAAACTATTATCGTACCGTTTATTATATTACAACTAATTAGCGCTCTTAAGAATGCATCTATGTCTGGTTTTATAAAAATGGAAGAATTAAACAAATTATTGGACCGCATAGATAATCACAAGGGCAACAGAAAATAAAATAATGCTTTTAAAAAAATATATAAACACTAAATATAATTGGGTTCGTAAGAACCCAGTTCTATCTTCTTGGCTTGGATTTTTAAAAGGAATTATTTATACTATATTAGCCTATGAATTCTTTATTTATTAAAAAAATACAAGAAAGGATATTCCCTTTTATAATCGCACTCTCCGCCCTGTCGGTGTCTGCTTCGGCCGCTTTCTATTCAGTTAGCGGCCTTAGCAAACTCTTTGCTGGGGCATCTTTGGAAGTAATTATTATGGCTGGTTCACTTGAAGTAGCTAAATTAGTAATTGCTTCTTTACTATACCAATATCGTAAAACACTCCCTCGTTTACTTAAGATTTACTTAACTTCAGCTGCTGTAGTACTAGTCTTAATTACTTCAATGGGTATCTATGGCTTCCTATCAGCTGCTTATCAAGAGACAGCTAATAAAGCAGGTAATATTGATGCTCAAATTGCTTTAGTTGAGACTAAAAGAGATAACATACAAGGTCAATTAGCGGTATATAATGCTGAAAAAGAAAGTATTGATAAAGCCGTTGCCGATTTAAGAAAAGGTTTATCAAACAACATTATACAGTATACAAACGCTGAAGGTCAATTAATTACAACAACCTCAAGTTCAACTCGTAGAGCATTAGAAAAACAATTAGACCAAGCTATTGAACGTCAAAATGAGTTAAATAGTAAAGTAGATGGGTTAAATACTCAAATATTTGATTACGAAACTGAAATTGTAGAAATTAAAACAGGCAATGATATAGCTGGTGAATTAGGCCCTCTTAAATATCTTTCAGGTTTAACCGGCGCTCCAATGGATAAAATTATTAATATTTTACTTTTAACTATTATTTTTGTATTTGATCCGTTAGCTATTTCTTTAGTAATTGCTGCTAACTATGCTTTTGAACAATTACGTCCTAAAACAAGGGAAAACATTTATGGTGAAAAAGTAATTGTGCCTGATGATGAGGGAACAGACATCTATACTGAAGATGAATTGAAAGATTGGGATGTAACTCTAAATGATGGTTTAGAAGATGAAGAATGGAGTGATGATGAATTTGATCTAGATGGTGATGGTGTTTTAAGTAAAAAAGAACAAAATTTAAAACAAATTGATCAACTCCTAGAAGAAATAGAACAAATCCAATCAAGCCCCGCGGATTTTCAAAGTAAACAAGGTCAACTAAATAAAAAACTATCTGAAATAAAACGTTTACGAGAAAATGATGATGAAATAATCAACGTTTTTTAAAAAAAAACTTGGAGGCCCGAAAGGGCCTTCGTATATTTAGGTATTGAAAAATTAAGGTTATGAAAAAACATTTCGAATCAGCAACAGAAGCATTTGAATTCACCGTTAATCTAGGTGGATGGAGAGGTAAAAAAGTATTTGAATTTTTCCCTTCAGACGATAAAAACTATGGTCCGGGTTCAGTTCGTGAATTAAGTTTGTTTGGTCAAAGTATGAATGTCAGTTCAGTTACAAAGCAAGGATTGATGTTGTATTCATTTGATATTTTAGGTAATAAATTTACTGCTAAAATTAAGTGGGTAGATGTTGAATTAGGTAATACATTAGATGTGCCTAAAGACATCCCCGGGTTTGAAGGTACTACAGAAGCATTAAATAATCTTTCAATTTTTGGATAATATGAGCTTAGAAGAAACAGCATTAGCGTATGCCTCAGTGTCAGGTCGTTTACGAGGAGTAATCTCAGGTATTTTAAAGTGGAGTAGTGATGAAATATCACCCTCAGTAAAGAAAACTTTAGAAGAAGCTTTAAAACAAGCTGAAAATGAGTTGGGAATTCCTGAAGAAGATCGTAGATTGTAACTATGGCTTGGAGATTTATTAAAGAAAGTTCTCTCAAACATAGTCGAGAGGCTGTTATGGAACATATTTCTAAATTACAACCACTTAATTACAATCAGTTTATGTGGTGGCGCACTCATACTGATAATGTCAAACCACTAGGCAAACGTGCTCCACTCAAAGATCGTATCTTGAATGGTGATTTTAATCCATCATCTTATTTTTGGCAAGCCCAATTATCATTGTATACTGCCCTAGATAAAATTGATTTGAGTAAAGACGACCATCAAATGCAAATGGAAAAATTACAGGTTGATTTAGCTCGCCACAAGCGTTTGATGGAAGATTACGAAAAGGAAGAACCTGCTCGTATGGAAGCTCTGTATGATGCTTTTACAACAGCATATAAAATCACCAAAGATGAATTGGAGGAAAAATTCCTCAATTTCAATGGCACTATTCTTGATTTTTATGAATATGCTGAAGAATTTTTATATAAAACACCCGCCGAAAATAGAAAAGGTCGAAGAGGAAGACCTAAGGGTAGTAAAAATAAATAAAAATGAGTTATATTATAGGCAATAAATGTATAGGAGTTAAAGATGGTATTTGCATCGAAGTTTGCCCTGTAGAATGTATTACAGAAACAGATGAAATGATGCTCATTAACCCAGCAGAATGTATTGACTGTGGAATGTGTTTATCTTGCCCAGTTGATGCTATCTATACAGATGAAGATGAAGCTATTGCTGCTGAAGGTATAGGTATTGTAAATAAAAATTATAACTTTTTTAATTTAAATTATGAACAATAAGCTTGGATTTTTAGAATGGATGTCTTATATTAAAAATGTCCATCAGGGGAATAAACCCGCAATGGAAAGAGCTTTAAATAGATTAACAATTTATGACCTTGAAAAACAGTCTGTTTCCAATACACGAAGATAATAAAGTAGAGCTACTTGGATATTATGGTAGCGATTTGGTTCATGCTCAATCAGCTTGGACTTCAACCTCACGAGATTTAACTGAGGAAAAACTAGGGCGAGTAGATAAACTACTTACAATGCTAGCAAGTGAGGGCCACCATACTCCATTTGAAAAATCCGGTCTACACTTTTTGGTAACGGTAGATCAAGCAACCCACATACACTTGCTCAAACACCGAATTGGCGTTAGTATAAACGGTGAAAGTGCACGTTATAAGGAACTTAAGGAGGATAAAATGTATATTCCTTATGATTGGAGCAATAGATGGGTAACTAAACTTCGTGATTATGCTGAAGAAGGTAATAAATTATACCACGAGTGTCTAGAGTATTTTACTCCAATTCTAGGACGTAAACGTGCTAAGGAATCAGCTCGATTCTTTAAAACCTTCAACTCCCAGATTACAATGGATGTTATGTTTAACTGGCGCTCATTTTATCACTTCCAGCAATTGCGTAATAGTGAACATGCCCAAAAGGAAGTTCAAAAACTAGCTCAAGATATGCTTGATTTGGTAAAAAATATTGAAGGTAATCCATTTGAAAAAACAATTAAAGCATTTAAATTATAAGTTATGGAAGAGTATTTAGGAGTAATTAAACTATCTGCAATTGATTGGGAACCCGAAGGTTATATGTTTTGCGATGGTAGAACTTTAAAAGTAAAAGACCATCAGGCTTTAGCTGCTGTTTTAGGAAATAGTTGGGATCATGTTTATGAAGAATTTACCTTACCTACTCTTTCCTCTCCTGAAGGAACTAAATATATTATTTGTGTAAAGGGATTATTCCCACCTAGATATTAAATTATGATTTGGACAAATTTTTGGTTAGCAATGATTACTATTGCATTGTATGCTATTAATTCTACAATTGAAAAGAATGGTAGAAATAATTAAACATAGTTTAGGGGTTTGTGGTGAACATTGGCATCCTAATCTTTTTACTCTTTTAATGAGTGGGCTTGGATTATCTCCTGCTTTTTATTATATTAAATATAAAGTAAAAGAATATGGACATAAAAGATCCTAAAGTATTAGTTGAACATATCATGGCTCCTGTCATGGTAAATTCTTGTTTTACTCAACAAGTATATGATGAGATTTTACATTTAGCTTATTTCTTAAAAGGATTTGAACCTAATAATATGTTAGAAGTAGGTTGTAAAGGAGGCACATTCTCCCTATTTTCTCAGCTATCAACAGGTAAAAAAGTAGGAGTTGATATTGGTGCCCAATTTGAGGCAAATGTTCATCTTTCTGCTATTAATGATCCTGAAAATACTCATTTTATTTTAGGTGATTCTCAAACAGAAGAAACATTAAATAGAGTTAAGGCAATATGTCCTAGTTTTGATTTTATATTTATTGATGGAGATCATACCTATGAAGGTGTATCTCGAGATTTCCACCTCTATAAACAAGTATTATCAGATAGAGGAGTAATGGTATTTCATGACATAGATCCAAATCATCGTCTTCGTGGAGAAGAAGAGGCTGCGGGGGGTGAAGCTTATAGATTTTGGCAAGACCTAAACGAAGGGGTTAAATCAGAATTTATTTGTCAAACTAGTAATGATTATCATCTTCTTATCAATAATGATCCTACTCATTTGGGTGGATTAGGTTTTTGGAAAAAAAGTTCTTATTAATTATGATTAAAGTATCACACGAAACTCCGTTATGTATTCTAAACGATAGTAAAAATTTTAATGATTATGACTATTGTTTACCTCATTTATTAGATGAGGAAGCAGGCTATGAGGAATATTTCCGCGAAGCTAAAGAAGAAGGACGTTACATTATTATGGATAACTCATTACATGAGTTAGGAACAGCATATGATACAGAACGTCTTATGTATTGGATTAATGAATTACGTCCTAATGAATTTATAGTTCCGGATGTTTGGGAAAATAGAGATGCTTCAGTAGTAAATGCTCGTAAATGGACTCAAGTCAAACTTCCTAAAGGAGTAGAAAAAGTAGCAGTAGTTCAAGCTGGAACTATTCACGAAGCAGCTACATGTTATCAAACTTATAGAGATTTAGGATACCAAAAAATTGCTTTTTCTTATGGTGCGAGCTATTATAATGATGTCTGTCCTCATCCTAATCGCGATTTGGGTAAGGCGCTTGGAAGACTCTATGTAATTTCAAGTTTATTTAAAATCGGAGTTATCAACCAAAACGATAGAATTCACCTTTTAGGATGTGCTGTTCCCCAAGAATTTGGTTGGTATACAGGATATGATTGTATTGAATCAATCGACACTTCAAACCCAGTAATGGCTGCTCTAGAAGACACCAGATATACACTATCAGGATTATCTGCTAAACCTAAAGCAAATATGAATGATTATTTTTATATGTTAAGTGACCAAGTAAATTGGGAAATCTTAACTGACAACTTAACTAAATTTAGATATATAAACGATTTGTAAAATGGAAAATGAAATGATGAGTCTTTATGACTTTCTAGGACGTGCCGCAGGTGGTGAACTAGGTAAACAAGTAGCTGAGGCCGCTGCTAAAGCAAAAGTTGGATTTGAAACCAAAGAAGTTTCAAACCCCAAATACAAAGGATCTATTATGATGTATCCTAAATATTTTTTAGATCAATATTTTAATGGTGATCAAACTGATGATCTACCTTTTTAATAAATAGCGTTTGCCTATACGCTTAAAATACCTGGCAAATTTAAATTATATAAATTATGTTATTTACTGAAGAACAATTAGGTAAAATGAATGCGAAACACGCAGTAGTATCACTTTCCGGTGGTATGGATTCGAGCACATTGTTGCTCAAATGTATCAAAGAATTTGATACAGTAACGGCTTTGTCTTTTGATTACGGACAAAAACACCGAGTTGAATTAGAGCGAGCTCAATCATTAGTTGATTATTTAAAAGCTAGTGGTTACGATGTTCGTTACCGAGTAATCAAATTAGATGGTCTAACAGATCTTCTTAACTCAGCTTTGGTTCAAGGTGGTGATGACGTACCTGAAGGACACTATGCTGAGGAAAACATGAAAGCAACTGTTGTTCCTAACCGCAATAAAATCTTTGCTTCGATCACTCAGGCAGTAGCACTTTCAATCGCAGATAAGACGGAAGAAAACACATGTATTGCGATGGGAATTCATGCTGGTGACCATGCAATCTATCCTGATTGCCGCCAAGAATTCCGTGATTTGGATTTTGAAGCATTTAAATCAGGTAACTGGGGTTCTGAGCGAGTTCACATTTACACTCCTTATTTAGACGGTGATAAATTTACTATTCTTCAAGATGGGGAATGGTTATGTGAATACCTAGAAATCGAATTTGATGAAGTTTATAAGCGCACTAATACAAGTTACAAACCCTATCCATCAGGTAATTCAGATTATAAATCAGCTTCAAGTGTTGAACGAGTAGAAGCATTTATTGCTTTAGGTCGTCCTGATCCTGTAATTTATGAAGATGAAGATGGTATTGCATCTTGGGATAAAGTAGTTGCTCACGTTAACACAGTACTTGCTAGTCATGAGTGATGGAATAACTGAAGCACGTAGAGGCACTTATTGGAAAAGCAATAAATACGAAACATTAGAAAATAATATGGAAAAAAGAAATACTTGGACTTACAACGATACAAAAGTAAATGTCCCTAAAACTAACGAAAGTTATATGCCTGACCAGTATAAGCATAGAATAGTAAGTTTTGCTAAATCAGCAATTCGAATCTTAGGATTTGGAGCTTTTTGGTGGAGCTTGGATATTGCAGTGACTTTACTTATCTTGGCTGAAATTGTTGGAGTTGCTGAAGAACTAGTATGATAAAAAGAACCTATAAAAAAACACCCCCATTCCTTGAAAGATACATTGTAGTCAATCAAGATGGGGGTGTATTTGTAGGATTAAGAGGTGGTTATCCTCAATATTCTTCTAATTGGAGCGAAGCCAAACCACTATTTATAGAGAACACATCCTATCTATTAAAAGAAAAAGGAACAGAATTAATTAAAGAATCAGAATTATGAAACAATTATGGTATTTTTCGGCACCTTGGTGTGGTCCGTGCAAAATGTTTGGTCC